ATAGTACCTTTTGGCGCTTCGCCTACACCAAGATTTCTATTATTTAAACCTTTCTGTTTTTCATAAGTTCCACCAGCTAAAGCAATAGCATTAGCAATACGTTTACCGTCATCCTGCCCTTTAGCGCCTTCATACTTATCAACGACTATCATTGCTGCTTCTTTAGCATCTTTAGCCTGTTTTAGTGCTTCTCCCGCTGATTTATGACTGTGTGTTAATTCCCACTGTATGAATTTTAATTGATCTTCAAATGAAGATCCATAAATTGGCTTCCCATAATTCTTTTGAAATTGATTTCTTCTGTTAGTATCCCATTGAGCAATACCATACATACCAATAGAATTTTTAGCATTTGGATCCAAATCGGCATGGGATTCTTGTTGTAGATTACCGACAATACCAGCTGCTTGTTCCTTGGTCCACCCTTGTGACTGAAAGAATTGCATAGCTTGACCGGCATGTGCAGAATCTCCGGCAGGTTTTAGATTGCTATAATCTTCTCCACCGCCACTCATCATGCTTCCGATGGCGCCACCTATTGTTCCCAAAACCCCACCAAGCAAACCATATCTGAGAACATTGCCTATAAAACTGGCGAACTGATTGGCGAAACTATTCTCTGAGACCTTGATTGTTTCTGATCTTTGCTCAGCAGTTCGAACTGCTTTGTTTGCTGTATTTTTTAATTTGTCTGAGGTTTGATCTACCTTCGATGAACTCATATTTGATAAAAGTGAGACACCTGCTACAGCAACACCGGCAACAGCCAAAGCTTTACCAACCTTACCTAGACTCATTTTATTCTGTACTGAGGGTATAATAGAAGGACCTGATGACAAATCAGTCATCTTTAATTTTTCACTTAACTGGCCTACTAGTTCGGTGAGATTCTGCAATGATGAAATTAAATTGGTAGTATCAAGACCATTATCATTTGTAATACCGACTTTATGTTCAAGTACATTCTCACGTTTGGTAAGTTCAGATCCAAGTTTAACAGAATCCGCAATCTTAAGTATGTTATTATTATATGTGACTATTGCGGTTAATGCATTCTGTTGTTGAGTAACAACAGTTGAAAGTTCTTTAACTTGCTTTTTATCTAAAAATAATGAACCTCTAGCATAGATTGACTTAAGTTCTTCTTCATCATATTGTTTAAGTTGTGCTAACATAATAGATCCTTAAACAAAATACAACTGATTGAATAGAGTTCCAGAAAGTGGATACGTCGGATCTGGAACATTTCCAATACTAGCCTTCCCCTTATCAGTCAGAATATTTTGTGGGCTAGGTAATGTAGATACTTGACTTATATTGTAGATCTTTGGTGTAGCCATTTCTTCTGTTTGTTCAGATTTTTGTATTAATGTTGATGCGTCTTTTCTTGAACCAGACGAAAATCGAGCATTTAAATTCTTTCCTTTATCGGGTGAAATTTTTTCTGCTTTAGTACTAGGCGCTGAGGTGGATTCAGTTTTAGGTTGTGCTTGACTTCCACTATTTTCTGCTGTGGGTGTACCTGAGGCAAAATCATCCGCAGTATAATTTGATTGAACACCTGGCTTGAGTGGGCCTCTACCTGTACCAGTAATATTGGTGCCGCCACCTTTATTGGCATTCTCTCCAAAATTTCCAGTTGAACCTCCACCACCAAAACTTCCTCCACCACCAGAAAAGCCAGCATTATTCATAATTTCTTTGGCTGGGCCCTTGACCCCATCGGTGGCTGAATCTTTTTTCACTGGAGGTTTTTGATCTATACTTGCAGTCAAGGTCTTGCTAACAACACCTTTAACCACTGAAGTAACCTCGGACATTCGTTCTGATGCATTAGGATCTTCCTCAGGTTGAACACCATAAACAGATGAATATATGTCTCTAGCTGTGCTTGCAATCAAAGCAGGAATAGCAGTTAATGGACCACCAAGACCTGAAACAGCATCTAACCCAGCTCCTACAACGTCACCATGAAGTAATCTGTCAACGGCGAATCCAACACCCGCCACAGCGCCAACAATTGGAATTGACTTAAGAACTGTTTTACCTAAACCTTTCTCGATGATTGGTAGAGCAAGTTTCTCGATTGCTTTTGTAGTACTGCCACCGAGTTTTGTGGCTAGCTGCTCACCTTTTCTTAGACCCTTGCCAATTACGTCAGCGACTCTACCTCGTCTAGACACAGATATTAATTGGTTATCATTTGCCGCTATTCGTTCAACTGCTTTTAATTCTTTATTAGCAGCCGATCCTGCAGATCTACTTTGTCTAACTTTTTTTGATTTTCGGTCCTCACCTAGATATCTATCCTTGATATCTTCCCAGAAGCTCTGCTGTCCATTATCAGTTTTGGCTTCATCTTGTTTATCTTCCAAGATATCTATTAGAGAACTTATTGAATTAGACAATGCTACAATTTGATCATTCAATGGTTCTATTTGAGAACCTAGATCCTGATTGTTCTGTAATTCTGCTGTATTATTCTGCTCTAGTATAGACTCTTGAGTTTTATTATTTCTATTCAGAACCTCTAGAACTCTATTGTCTTGTTGGCGCTTAGCAATAGATTCAAGAAGTCTTAATTGATTTGCTACAATCTTAAATTGTTTTTCTAGTGATGAAACTGTTGGATTATTATCATTAGAAACCCTTGTTGGTGTGTCTAATGAAGGTAGTGAGACAGAATCAATATCTGATGAATTTGAACCGTATGAAGAATTTGAAGATCTTGTTCTGTCTGACTTTTTTGATGTGTCAAAGCCATATCGGTTCAATACATCTTTTGTGAAAGCTCTGAATTTACTTCTTGAGACATTCTGGGATAGTTTTTTTCTTGTCTCTGGGTTCATCGCATCGAGACGCTTTTGTGCTGCGGCTCTTCGCTCTGCAGTCGGCACGACTCCAGATTTGTTACTATTTCCTGATCTTACAATCGGAGATTTTACACCCTTGATGCTAGGAAGTTTCATTTAAACTTACGAATCCTCTGTCAATCTTTCTTTTTGTTTATCTAAAAATGCCAAAAGAAGATCAATATAAAGGTCACGTTCAAAGGGTATCATATCTTCTATTTCAGTAATTGAATATTTATGGTGTTGAGCCATAGCAAAAATTGTAGTATAATAATTAGCTAAGGTGTTATGACTCAACGCCAAGTAAAAAAATCGTTTAACGTAGTCAGTTCGATTTTACGTTCTGTTCCTAGCGAGTTCTTATATTCAATCTTGTAATACATCTGTGGAATATTATCAAAGAAGTCTTTAATCTTTTCAAATGCTTCAACACTCAGATCATTAAGCCACTCTTCTAGTTCTTCTGCTGTATAATCACTTGCGGGATATACTAGAGTTTCATCATAGATTGATTCAATACATGAACGAATAAGATACTCAGTAAGTTCTGTAAGTGTACAATCCTCAGGTGTGTTCTCGAGAACCTTTACTGAAGGATAAGTCATGATGATACCCACAGTATCAGTAATTGCAATTTTGTTGGAAATGATCTTGTCAGCATTCTTTACAATTACATCATCGAGATCAATCTCAAAGTCATAAATCTTTTCGTCTTCGTTGTCCTTATACGAAACAGCAATGACATTGTTTACAGACATTGATCTTAATTTTAGGAAAAGAAACTCTAGATCAAATGTAGCCAATTTGTCTACATCAAAAGAACCTTTACCTTGATGGCAGTTTTGGATCACTTGTTTAATTGCTGTGATGATGTCTTTTTCTTTTCCGCTCTGTTGACCGATTAGAAGAATCTTTTCTTCCTTTACGGTAAATGGGCGGAAATATGCTTCAATATTTTTGGAAGGAATTAGAATAGAAAACACGGGTTTGTCAAGTTTAGGTAACGCCATAGTATAACTCCACTATTAAGCTTTATTGGGATAATTTATTTCAAAGTCAGTATAAGTCATAACAACTTGAAGTTTTAAAGGTTGACCATCAGACCAATTAAGGTTGAGAGGTGTAACTGATTTAGGAAATGCTCTATATGCTATAAGTTCCATTGATGCTTTATCGTAATTCGCATCAGGATAGACTTCAACTTTTAAATCTGTAATGTAGTCATCCTTATAACCTACTTCGTATGGAGCCATACCAGAAACAGGTCCTTTTGCTGCGTTTGCAGAACCAATTAATGATTGTCCTTGTGCATGAAAATTGACTATAGTATTCATCCAATCATAGAAAATTTTATGAATCTCTGAGTCGGAATCAAGCAAAAATGTCAAAGTAATATCTTCATATACGACATTGTAGGGGTTATATTCAATAGGACCATAACCAAATCTTGGTGGTCCATCTACTGACGCAAATTGCAAACCTGGTATAGATGCATTTTCACATCGCAGAGATAACAAAAATGATGAATTAATACCATTGAATATAGAAATAGCATTTGTCTGTAAATAATTTGGCAGCCTAAATGAGACAACATACTTATTATCTTTAAGCACACCTTTTTTGTTAATACTGCTTATAAAATCATTTATTCTGATAAGTGCCATCTTAATTACTCATTACTTTCTTTTTGGATTCTGCCCAAACTTGTGTCTTAGTCGCTTTAGCAAATCGTTCTGTTGGAAGAAAAATGGCTATATCCCATTCAGAAGGATAGACATACATAAATTTAGTCTGCATATGGCTAATAAGATACTGTTTCACACAAGGCTCAAAATATCTATATTTTGAAGCACTGTTAAGTAACTGATAGCTAATTCTAAGTCTGGTTGATTCGTCATACCTACTATTTATTCGAGTTTCATACAAAGCATCCATTAACTTAGCTCTAAGCTCTAATGGAAGATAGTGTAGGTTGATACCCCAGAATGTACCACGTTCTATTCTGAATGGAAAAATTAGCGGTGCTCTGTCATAGTATGGAAGTGTGTCTTTATGCTTAGGATCATACAGATACATATACATTGATCCAGGCTTGATGACAGTAGTAAGTCGATCTGTGTCGGAATTGATAAGCTTACGCTCATTAATGCGACCTTGTTTTGACGCAAGTTCACGATACCATTTGCGTGCTGCTTCGGTTCGAGCCGGAACTTGACCCGCTCGGACACCTTTCGTGATAAGTTCGTCGAATACGTTTGCCATTAAAATGTTAATCCTAGATCGTCTTCTGTAATTTTAATAAATTCCCAACCTCGATCTGCACAGTAC